GCAACATTATTTCTAATTAAGAGATGACCAGTGTCATTATCAATGAATGAATTTGTACCGTTATGATACAGCGACATATCATCACCAGTACCAAGATTCAAGAAGTCGTTATCGTTATAATCAGGAGTACCACCACCGCCGCCGGTGATGTTAATGGTTTTTTCGGTACCTGTACCTGATGCAGTTACACCAGTACCAGTAAAATTAAGACGAGTCGCAGCTGTAGTCAGCGCAGTACCTTCATCTTCAACAATAATACCAACAATAGGAATGCGAGCAGAATCAAATGTGCCAGATGTGATAACAGCTGTAGAGAATGTTGACGAATCAATTTGCCCTTGAACAGCCGAAGAATCATGAGTATCTGCTGCATCGATTAATATATTTACTGCCGCAGAATCTAATCCGCCTCCACCGCCAGAAGCAGTAGAGCTAATAACACCTGTCGCTGAGTCGTAGGTAATATTTGTGCCTGCTACAATCGCAGCTCTGGCCAATGGTCGGACATGATCGGAATCGATAAGAGCTTCAACTAGATTTGAATCTAGAAAACTCTTTACTTGATTATCTGAATTTTTATAGTAAAGGCGTCCATCTGCAAAGTTAATTGCTACTTCGCCAAACACTAATTCATCAGCGGTTGGAACCTTGCCAACTACCGATGACTTTTTTAGAATAATTCTAGCCACGATATGTCCTTAAAAAAGGTTAGATTATTGGTAAAAACCAATATTAAAGTTTAACTGGTGAGCCAACTACTACTTTAGAAACTTTTGTCTTGTAGCTAGTCACAACTACTTTTTTGACTTTTGTTTTTCCTGTAGCCATTATCTAGTCACCGACGGTGTTACAGTAATAATGCCTTCGAGCACTCTTTCAATCAATGTTGATCCGCCACTATCATGCGACATTTCAACATCGTAAACATAACGACCAGGTTTTAATGCATCTGTCTGAGTATTAGTAAGAGACAGTTTAGCAATACCATTGGATGAATTAACAATGCTAGTAGTGAATGTAGTAGTATCAGAATCTGAACTATTATATGTCTTTTTCATCTTTGCGGCAAAGGTATGCCCTGTCAGGTTCTTGATAGAACCATCTTTATTTACTAGATGAATTTCGATTGAAGCGTCAGCTCCGCGATCAATCTCGATGTCTTCATAGGTAGCCATACAAATACTCTTTAAAAATATGATTTACAAGTATTTATAACCCAAATTTGTTATAGGCTGACCATTCGTGCGGCTTATTAATATGATTTGTAAAGTGTACTACTTTAATATCTGGGTGAAATTCATCACCTAAAAAGACATAGTCATTGCCAGTCTTTTCTCTGTATGTCTTTGTGGTTATATTGACCCAATCTTTTTGGTCTTGTTTAAGTTCGTCAGTAATCCAACGAGTAGCCCAAGCCATGGGTGTTTTTATCAACCCTAATCTTTCGATGGCTGATTCATAGACAAAAAACTGTTCACCATTTACTGGTCCTGATGTTACACCTTTATCAATATAATATCGCTGCCAATACTTTGGATTAGCCATAAACTTATCAAAGATATATTTGCAATCAGTCGGATAGTACTTAAAGAATCCACCGTTAATATTTAATTCTGAATTCCACCAACTACCTAAAGCAATAAACTGACCTCGTTTAATTGGGTATTCGAACATCTCAAGATAGTCATTGACAAACAACATATCAATATCGATAACACAAACCGGTTCATCAATATTCAATGACATTGGGTACATCTTGTTCCATTGCAAATGTACACGGTTATCGAACGGTTCTCTTATGAAATGAATATCATATGGCAACTTAGCCTTAATATAGTCCTCATATTCAGGACCATATTTGTCACCTATTCTAACGCAAAATATTTTCATACTTACTAAAGTCCTTTTTGCGGCCAATCAAATGATACATCTTTGCAGGGTCAGTAGTACTGCAGTGCCATTCATCATCAAACGTTTTAACTGGCACATTATTTTTATTTACTAAATGGCTAAACAGTGTTTCATTATCATAATTAAATGTCTGAACCATTGGTTCATAGAATGAATCATTTTTTACTTTAGACATTAGTTGAATACTATCATCAAACGAATTAAAATAATCTAGCTTCTGAATTACATCTGATCTACCAATCATAAAGCCAGTATTATAAACCTTTTTGTCAATAGGCAAATTTTGATCTACCGATAAAGCATATGCATTCCAATACTTGGCTATCGGTGCTCTATTACTTTGATAATGCCAATTGATGTTAATACTTTTGGCCATTCTTTCCATTTGACCTCTATGACTTTCACCTACCCAAAAATAATCTAGATCAAAATCAAATACAGATTCAGTAGTGTTTGGAAAGCAATCAAAATCCATATAACAAACATTATCATGTTTAAGCGAAAGCTCGTACATAACCCAATGCTTATAAAAATTAATCGCATCATATTCATCTAATAGATGCGGGTACAATGCCATTAGGTTATCGATCCAATCTCGATCATCAAATACTTTGTATTCGACACCTATTCTATCTGCATATCTTTGTCTGCAATTATTTAGTTTGTCTTTATACTCGGGAAAGTAATTACCAATATAGACAGTAAAAATCATTTTAATATTACCATATGTCTATTGCAATTACCTAACTCGATAGATCCTTTCCATGCAACAGACATATGCATTCTGTCTATACTAGAAATGAAATCATCGACTGTGGCATGTGTATTAACATGAGTAGGATGTTTGAAATCAGTAGACTGTAAACAAACTAATTTATTATCGCATTGTGAGATAATTTTATTGATAGCACTAGTAGGTAAATGTTCACAACTTGTACACACTATAGTGTCGTAAACACGCAAATTTCTACTAAATATATTTTCGGTTACAAACTTAATACCGTCAAATAACTTTCTACCTAAAGCTTTAGATCCAGGATCCATATCAATAGAATCAATTTGCGATGCATGATCTTTAAGTAGATACGAACCTAAACCATACCAACCACACAAATATGCAACTCTGCCTAAATCTGCAGAGTACAGAGTAAGTATTTCTTTGACCCACAATTTGCTTATTAGTTGTTGCTGACTTACACTATCTAAAAGATCTATGATTCTATACGCATCATTATTATATGGTGCATTGGAATATATTTCTCGAATAGTATCATGCAACCTCGTGTAGATCAATGGATCTAAAGTCGAGTTCTTCAAATGTGAGTACACTGGCTGTTGGTTTATGTTCTTCATATTTCCAAGACTGAATCAAATCATAATCAAAATGTTTTACCGTAAAGTTTTCGTGATGTATGAATCTATCTATGCCAATATACTTCCGCATAAAATAATCAGCATTAGTTTGGAAGTGATCCCAGATTTTATGGATGTCTGGATTGCTGGCATCCCATGTCATGATCTGTGAGCATATAGTTACATCATACGTAAATGGGTTAATCATTGAATCAGGTTTCCAATGACTATGCATCAATGTTAGATCATGCGATTGTGGAATATTTGGTTTCGATCTAAATACAGTGTCCAAATCGAAATAAAGCATGGGCCCGGATACAGGAAACGTGCGATCAAACAGTTTCAACTTGTTCCAGACACCATGCAGTGTATTATCTTTTGATGCAATTATTGGTGTAACGTTATCACTAAGTCCGGTTGCATCATCCGTATAACAATAAACATTATCAAAGATTGCTAATCTATTCACATCGTCCGAAGTATATTTGTCTCCGAACTTAACAAAAATTACATTCACTTATAAACCTTGGCCAGCAGTCCAAACAATTGAATTAGACTTGTTGCTTCACGAATATCATTTTTAAGAGTTTTAGATTTTGATGCCTGAACTTTATCTAGTTCAAACGCAGCTAATTTAGCCTGAAACAAAACATCAGCATCAGTACTATTTACGACACTAGGAACAATGTCCGCCATGTCCATACCAGCTTTTTGTTCAAGTTCAGCAATCTTTGCTTTATAAACTTGTTCGTTTTCTTTGGCTTCTTCCGTCGCGATGTATTGCAATACTTCTTTAAAGTGTTGCCTTTCTGCCTGATTATATTCAAGAGTTTCTTTTTGGATTCTCTCAAAATCCCAACCAGCATCTACTAAAGATTGTACATCAGGATGATTAATGTCCTGAATGCCAAGTGGATAGTCAACCGCTTGCTTTGCATTTTGCGGATCGACCATTTCTACCATAACGGTATCATGTGCTTCACTAGTATAGCGAGCACTCAAAATTTGTTTGTCGTCAAAAAAACCTGGCATGATTCACCTATGTCTGATTAATCTTAAGGTTGTATGTATTAATTGTAGTCGGAGTACCGTTAGGGAATTCCTGTGCACGATAATCGTTACTATTTACAAAGCGTGTCTGATAATTACCAGAACCGTTAAGTCTAGTATCGGTCATCGCAGTACCACGGTTATTACCACTACCATTGATGTTATATCTAATTCTTGTACCAGCAACACCCGCAGCAGCGTGTCTAATTAGATCACCCAATATAGTATCAAAATCAGATAACCAATTTGCGGTAACATTATTACCGTCAAATCGTGCTGGCATAGTAATTGTTGGTGCAGCAATATTATTAGTTTTCATCAAGTAGAAACTAGTAATAGTTGTGGGTTGATCCAAAGTTTCAGGAATACCGCTAGCTGTATATTCAGCAGTATTTGCTCTTGAATCAATAAAAACTGGTGTTGCTGAAACTAATGTGTGACCAGCCAAAGTATCGGCATTGTAAATTCTATAAGTTCCTGGTTGGTCAGTACCATCAGTCAATGTATCAATAGCATCGTGAATAAATGTGTCCATCATGTCATCTTGTGACATTGCTTGCAAGTTATTACTCGCATTAATATACAATGGATATCTACGATTGCTTGTATCGGTAGGGAATGAAGTACTTGCTGCAGCTTCATCTAATCTTTGGTAATTAACTGTAACAACACTAGGTTCTGCAGTTGTTGCTTCAGATGGAAATGAAAATACACTAGTTGAATATGCACCAGCCTGTAAACGTGTATCGGCAATCTGTGTAAGTGAACCACCTGAACCAACTTGCGAAAGTGTCACAGAAGGATTTGCGCCATATTGATAACGAGCACGATCCTTAATTAATGTGACCATCGCACTAGTCATTTCTTGAAGATTGCCATCTCCATTTACATATACAGGTCTACGAACTGCCATTGTTTAAGCACCTGCTGCATGAAGTGTTTTTACAGTCGTACCGGTAGAATCGATAATCAGCAACGTCGAAAGAGTTTTCATTTGATCTTGGCCAACAGCATCATCGGCAATTTTAGCTTCAGTAATGCCATCATTAGTTACACTAAATTGACCAGCAGCCGAATCAAATGTAATAGACGCACTACCTTGAAGGCTTGACTTTGCCAAACTAATGATTTCGGCCGAGTCGTTAATGTCACGATCTAATTGACCATTAATTTCATTAATGGCTGCAACAAGACTACCTGACGAATCGGTTGTTAGCAATGCCAAGTCACCGACATTACTTGCGATCGTATTTGTTTTTGTTACCCATGCTGATACAGCATCGGATAGATTAACTACTGTTACTGCCATTTCTTTCCTCTAACATTTGTGCTAACATTTTTTTCATGTCTTGCACATCGTTCCTTAATTGCTGTAGCTCATTTTGTTGTTCTACCCAAGCTTTTTTTCTACGTCTGGCTTGGGCAATTTCAGGGCCATTAACATTAATAATGGCGCCTGAATGCCTGTCTCGTACTAAACCTGAGTGTCCCTCAACTTTAATGTATTTATCCATTATGTAACCAATGCAATTGTTCTCAAATCCTTAATGGTTGGTACTTTAGACGAGTTAGTTGATTGCATTACAATTTTAACTTGGAACTTAGTAAATGCATTCAGGTTACCAACCTGACCACCAGCTAAGTATTCATACTGTCTAAATGTTGTTGTATTTTCATCTGCAGGATTTGCTGATGATTCAGCAACTTCGACATATGCCAAGTCATCCAAGTTATCATCAGAAGTACCAGCTTTATAGTATACTTTAAACGATGCAGCAGAAGGACGGTTAGCAGCAAACAATACTTTTAGACCAACAGCAGGTTCAGCCAGAGACACAGCTTTGGTAATATGCTTTGCAGCACTTGAACCGTTAGTCGCGTGTGTTTCATTTACAAACGAGATTGGAACGTTAAAGTCTGTAGTCGCAGCAGAATCCTGTCTGTCAATTACGTTTTCGAACAATGCCAAAGCTGAACGCTGTAGGTCAACAACCGGTGATACTTTGTTATCTGTGGTTGATAGATCCAACTGCATGGTAACAGATTTTGCACCAGACAATGGAGCAATTGATTCGTTAGAATCACTGAATACCGCTTTAGGTTCATCGTTAAAGTTGAATTCGTTCAATACTACGTTACTAAATGTAGAAGCTTTTGCTCTAGAATAACCAGTAGCAGTGTTTCTGTTATTAGCATAAGATGAACCAGCAGTCAACTTTACCTTACCTGTCAATGTAGTCAAGTTAGGCAATACGTTAGAAATCTGTGGAACAAACGCATCGAACATTTGGTTTTGCGAAGCAATGATACCATCACCACCTACACGAAGTGCAGAAGTAAAGTTAGAGTCAGCATCGAATGTATAACCAGTATGGTCGACCTTAGTGACCGTACGTGTACCATTGATTGATGAACCAAGAACACCAGCATAAGTTGATGCATCGGTCAAACCAGAAATATTCACTTTATCATTCTTAATAAAGCCGTGACCTTCATGGAATACTCTAACTTCGTCACCAGAAGATTCTGTCAAGAATGGATTATTTTCCAATAGTTGGCTAGGTGTGTTAGCGTTTTCTAAGATAGCAGAAGCGCTAGTAGCAAACTGTGCATGGAACAAACCGAACATCAAATCACGATCTTGATCAGGAGTCCATGTTACAGCATTCTGCGACAAGAACAATGAACCTTGAGTTGGTTGCTTATTAATGCGTGATTCACTTGAACCCAACTGGAAGTCTTGAGTCTTAGCAACATATGCTTTATACGCAGTAGATTCAGCTTTCAATACCAAAGCATATTCAGCACCAGGTGCCAAGAATACTGGTTCATCAAATACAAAGTCAGTCGGAGCAGCTTGTACAGATGCTAAGCTTGTCGTATCAACTGGTACGCTAACATCTGCAGGTCTTAGAACTTTAACCGCACCAGGCAATGGAGTAGCAGTAGGTACACCATTTTCCATTGGAACAATACCAAGTTCAACAGGCATACCACCGGCAGCTTCTTTCTCAGCAAAGTAAACTCTTGCTTTGGTCAAGAACAATCCGTTAGGATGATCAATTGAACTAATCAAGAATGATTGAGCCAAAGGATCAACATAGCGAATGACATGGTTAACAACACGAGTAGATCTAACAGTCTGTTCTCTTGTTGATACCAAACCAGATGATGTAAACAGTGAGATAGCAGAAGATGAAGAGTTAGAATCAGCACCGCCTGTAATATCCAACAACTTAAATTCTACAGTACCTGTTCTGAACTTTTGTGATGAAGAAGCTGGGATAATGAATGAACCAGTGATTTCACCATTTGAGTCAGACACCAAGTTAGTAGAACCATCAGGATGAGAAGTTCTGTTGGTATAGGTATTGCCATCTTGATCACTCCGCTGTGACCAACGAGAGAATGATTCTTCTCTTGCATAGTCAGAAATATCAACACCACCAAAATATGGATAGTGGCGAGTATTCCGCTTCAGTGCTTCAGCCTTAAAGTAGACTTTGATTGAACGCATGAATGGAATGATAGAAAGATTGATTACTCTATCGTTGATAATATCACGACGAACTCTTACGCTACGACGTACAACTGCACGACGACCACCTTGCGCAGCAGATGCTCTTGCAGCAGCATCCAAAGAACCAGTACCCAAGATGCTGTTTCTAATAGCAGCAAGCGATCTATTAGCTTGAGCTCTACTAGTACCAGTCTCGGTACCACCATTTACTTCAACAGATGGAGCATACTTAGTTTCGAACCAGTTATCAGTTTCAGGTGAAAGTGTAATCAAACCTTTTGAATTGATTACTGCAAATGGATTAACATTTTCAGTTTCACTTGCCAAGTTTTGGTTCAAGAACTGTACATCTGAATCAATAGGCAGATATAGGTTATCGCCTTTTCTATCGGTAGTAGATGACGCATCAGCAGAATCATATACTAGACGTGTTTGATGCAAGTGGTTAGTTGGCGTCAATACACCTTCAACTTCATCAATTACTGCACGATATTCATCACGATCGATATCAGATACAGTGTAATCATAGAAGTTGTCTACCAAGAATCCAGACTTGGTTCTTTCTAAACCAGCCGAATCAATTACTGACAATGTAGAAGTATCTAGTTCGAGAAGAGACAATGAAGTCAATTCTTCGATTTCATTGATACGTTCTTCAAGATCAGCGATATCCTTCATCGTAAACCGCTTCGCAAAGAAACGTGATGAAGTCATGTCAGAATCATCCAAAGTAAATGCATTCAAGTTGAATGTATACAATGGCAATGAACCAGTCACAGTTTCAGGTGGCTGTGGGTTCAGATCTGAGGTACCTTGTACATAGCTTACCTGAGCAATACGCCTCTGACTGTTTTCCAATTCTTTGGTAGTAAGAATCAAGCGGTCAGTTCTTGGCATATAGTAGGTAATATCTGCCGTGTAAGTGCCAGTATTTTGTGGCAGTGCGTTAATTAGTGGGTTACCACCTGCACCATCAGAATCGAATGCAATATTGTGATCAGCTTCTTTAGTAGCAACTGGTCTGAAGTCAGCAACATCGCGCAATGAAACAATCTCGCCGTTATTCAAACGATGTGATGGAATCTTATTATATGCTACGTCTGATGTATTGTATGATGTGATGTCAAAGAAATCACCAGCGCCATGCGTAAAGTGCTTGAATCTACTAAAGATAACACCATTAGAAGGAGTAATTCCACCTTTTGGAACCAAACGGCCGATGCCATAGTAGTTATCTCTTTGGCCATTATCAACAATCCAGTTTGTTGAGATATCTGCACCGTCAGAATCAGTAACTTTAATTGATTCTACTTCAAAGATGTCAGCCTTATCCAAAGAAATAAACTGTGTACCATTGCCATCAGATTCAGCATCGGTTGGCCAAGTCTTAGTTAACGTAGTGTTAGTAAGTGTTTTTGCTCTTACGCTTGGGCTAGCCTTGATAACCAGAGCATTTACTTCGTATGTGGTAGAAGCAGTCAGACCAGTAACATCAAAGTTAGTATTGGTACCATTCAGCGTAATTGATGGACTAGATTCAACAGCACCGTTTTGTGCAGTTACTACCCAAGAAGAAACGCTTGTGTATGTCAAGCCAGAACCAGAAGCAGCAGCATTTGTAGCATTACCAGAACCGTCAGTAGTAAATGTGTAACGCTTTTGGATTGTGATAGAATCCGGAGAAATGCCAGTCTGTGTAGGTCGTGTGCTTGGCAATGGGAACAACAGATCGTTTTGACCAGTTGACTTCAATACTGCAATACTATCTTCAAGAATCAAGTTGTTGTAGTTATTAGAGTCAGCACCCAAAGATTTTGCAGATGAGAATGACTTACCAGAATTCATTCGAATGTCGAACAAATATAAACGGGTGTCGCTACCATCTTCTTCTACGTGTCTAGTTCTAGCAGTACCAATAGATGCACCACCAGCATTTGTTGCGTTATACAAGTTATAACGCTCAAAGCTGCTAATGTTTGGTGTACCTTTGTTGTTAGTACTGTTAGTCAATACATAGTTACCATACTGAGCAACAACAATTTCGTTATTCTTAGTAATAGTACTCTGTGCTTTTGGCACAGTCAGACTAGTTTCAGTATCAATGTTCAAACGGAAACCGTCAACATATGCAGTACCAGGACTAACCTTAAGTGTCAGGTTAGAATCATTCAGTTCATCAAACTGTGCAATGAATGGCTTGACGATATAATCGCCAGACTCTTCTTTGGTTCTTAATGCCAAAGTTTTCTCAATGCTATTGAATGATGTATCTGTACCAGCTTGTGCAGCAAGTACACCATTATTAACTTTTGCAAGATAAACAAAATTATCAGAAGCAGAAAGTTCTGCTCTAGTAGCAAGAGTCAATTTAATCTGGAAGCGATCAGCACCAGGTGCAGCGATATTCGGTGACGCACCTTGGTTATCATATAGTGCACTATTATCAGTAGCACTAATGATTTTCTGTTCTAGTTTAAAACCAACATCACCATTAAATGAAGTAGTGTATTTTGACAGGAACTTTGATTGTTCTTCGACAAATACGAATCTACCCTGAACATAGAAAGATGATTTAGGAATCGATAGTTCAAGACCACGACCAGTCGCAGCAGTAGATGCAATCGTCAAGTCATAACTTGATCCTAAACCAGCATTTTCTAAAGTTGCACCGTTTGCTACACGAACTGGTGCAGTACCTGAAGTACCGGCAGAAGTATTTACATATTCGACGTACAAAGTATCAGGATCAGAGCCAGAAGCTTCAACGATCTTTAATACTTTAACTTGTAGTGCAGGATCAGGTGATTTTACAGTAAAAGTAGCACCAACAATGTTGCTTTGTGTTAGTCCAGTTAATTGGCCAGACGCTAGCTTGATAAATTCTCTTGTATTGTTAAGAGTAATGTTACCGCCAGAAATCTTCGAACCTTCATCAAAAAGGTTATTACCCATTCGAGTAATTTCATTTTGAATGATTGTTTGCAGTTGCGTAAGTTCACGTGCCTGCAAAGCCTTACCACTATTAAACAAAATTCGGTGATAATTATCCGAATCTTTATAGTCGTCCTTGTAGGTCGTTGAAAAAGTGGTATTGGTAAGATTTGTAGCCATTTACTATTACACCGTAATGATAATTTTAATGTCTTCGGTCTGTGACGAAGCTCGTACGACCCGTGCTCTGTTTTCTATGTATAACAATTCGCCAGAATGATTATCGACAGCTGAATGCTTGTCACTGTCAACTGTGCCGCTACCTGAACCAGAACCGGTTACAGTTTCACCGTCACTAAAGTCTCCGGCAATATGCTTTGAATTTTGGTGGTAGAATACTTTGTTACCTGATGCAGAATCAAGTTCATCAATTACTGCAGTAACACCAGAAGTGCCACCGGTGATTGTTTCATCTACAACAAAGTTAGATGCAGAAATTGTACCAGTCAACGTTAAGAATCGACCAGCTCTAGAGGTTGCGCCAGTGAAACGATTACCATCAGATGCAGAATCAGTTTCATCCAAGTTGCGCATCAACAAGATTTGTCTAAAGTCATTAGTAATACCAAATGTACCAGATTCCGTGCCATCAGTCTTAACATTAAACATCAACGATGATGATTTAAGATCAGCACGTGCATCAGCACCAATACCATCTCTTGGACCAATGATTGGTCGTAGGCTAGCATTACCAGTTACTGTAGCCGAAGCATAATCATAACCAGAACCCATACCAGCAGATTCGTTATTCATTTCGACTTTGACAATTGCACCACCAGAAATTGTAGCAGTAGCAGCTGCACCAGTACCGTTACCTTTAAAAGTAATAGTAGGAGCAGATGAATAACCAGTACCTGCATCGACAATTTCTACACCAATAATTTGACCTTTAGCCGCAGTATTTTGAATATTTAACTGTTGCAGTTCAAATGCGTTTGACGATGCAGAATCTTTTGTAATTTTTTCAACAGGTACAAAACCAGATGAAAGGAAAGTGCCAGACTTTGATGCAGACAATGCATATGCAAGTTTCCAACGATAACCGTCAGAAGTTTCAAATGCTTGAGTTTCAGTAACACTTGCATCAGTATATGATGGCTTAACAGTAGAAGTATTAGCTTGACCTGCAGCGTTTTTACCTTGCTGCAAACAAATGTAAACTTCGTTATCTTCTGTTAAAACATAGTATGAATTAGTTGGAATACCTACTACGTTATCGGCAAGTGCATTATAAATTGCACCTGATGACCAGTTATACCGAGGAACAACAAACGATGTACCGGTAACTTTCTTTACAGATTGAATATTATTTCTTGCTTCACGCTCTTCTTTCAAATGACGCAAAGGCGTAGCAGTAGTATCAGACGAATCATACGTATCTGATTTACCGATGCCGATATAATATTCATGTGAATCAGTTGAGCTACTTGCTTCATTAAAAAGCAGCTCAGCGAACTTAAGTTTTAAAGGATCTGTTGCAATAGCTACCATGTTATGCCACCGTTGTTACGCTTTGGTTACCGATAAGGAACCAGTTTGAGCCATCCCAAACACATTGTGCTCCTTCGTTTTGTGCAAGAGCAAATGATGTACCAGCAGCAAAGTTAGCTGGTGTTACAGTCGCATCTCCTGCACCCTTGTTAGTAAAGATTTTATATTCACCAGTTGTAGTACCATCAGCCAGGGATACAGCAAGAGCCGATGCTTTATTACAAATAATAAATGTTGCTGTGGCAGAAGCTGCACCGTCTGCCGTAATTTCAACCGAAGAGTATGCAGCTTTGTCAATCTCAACTGAACCTGTGCCTTTTGAATTCAGCTGAAGATTAATATTTGTATCAGTACCGATTGCAGAAAGCTTAACTGGATTACTAGCAGTATTGTTTTCTACGTGCAAATGGTTAATTGCAGGACCGTTTCGTGTAAACAAAATCATGTTTGCATTATCAGAGTCTTTAATAGACTTGCCGATCTTAGGTTCATTCAGAATCGGTGCGCTTAATGTTTTGCTCGATAGTGTTTCGGTCGCAGCGACCAATGAAATAGTACCTGCAGCATTAGGTAATAGAATGATGCGATCTGCCGTAGCATCTGCAGCAGTTAGCCTAATTTCATGATCGTTTGCAGATGCACCTTCAAAGACTACAGCAGAATCTTCAATAGTAATCTGTGAAGAAAGCGTACTACTATCACCACCCAAGAACGAATATAGTTCTTTGAAGTTGTCATTAATTTTGGTACCAGCGGTGCGAAGTGTGTCGCCGGTACCATCATTAGCACTTGCACCTGTACTAATATTTTGCCTTGTCATTGTATATCCCTTGTGGTAAAATTACTTAATTCTATTTATAGTCAATTTACATTACTATCGAAACTAAAATTGTCCATTGTTTCAAGTGTCATAGAGAAGTCTGGACGTGTAGTTGTATCAGAATCATCGAAGGTAAACGAGTTCGGATCGAGGATTTCAGAAACATTAGTGTAGAACTTACCAAGTTCAGTCGCAGTAAGAGTAGAGTATTCAGCAATTGTATCGCTAAGAGTGACACGAATATCAGTTCCACCCGAATCGATAAGACCTGTAAGTTCGCTAAACTCGCCAACAAGACCAAGAACTGTTTCAGATGCAAATACAGGATCACCTGCAGCTGAATCCAACGGATCTAGACCTTGTACAGTTAATCCCATATCTAATTCGTTTGTTGCAATAACTTCACCAGCAAAATAAAAACCAGCAGGATGCACAAACTTCTTATATAGGTTTTCATAATCTTGAGTAGAAATACCTACTTTTACAAGAATCGAAAAGATTTGATATAGCTTATTATCTTGAATAAATCTTTGTGATTCATATCCAATATTATCTTCACCAACAATGAAGATTTGATTTTTTGGAAATTCAATCGTCGCTTCTTGATTAAAAAAGCCTCGGAAAAAACCTTCGGCTGATGATAAACTACCTTTTGATCTATAAAACTCGCCGAGGAGTTTTGTCATTAATCTTGGATTCTTAAAGAATGCCGAAGACTGTAGACCATCACCAATTTCTTTTACAATTTCATCGAGATTAGTAGCTGATGTTTCACTGATATCACGAGCAAATATTGCATCTCTAATAACAGCATCAAAACCGTGTGTCGCATCTGAATCCAAGTAATCATAATATGCATCCAAAAACTCAATGAGCTTTGAATTGTCGACCTCAAACCATGAAGGTAAAACTTCACCAGTCTTCGAGGTAGTCAATATTGGGTCGCGACGACCTTTATCTCTTAATTGATGGCTCATGAAAGAATAGTCTCAGTATTTTGGAAATCGTTAATGCCAGTCGCTGTCGATCTAGATGCATCTAGTTTCAAAATATGATTGCGCAATGGCTTAATAGTACTTTGATCCGCTGGCACAACAGAGATTTTAATTTCTGTGCCATCATATGCTGTAATAGTAATGCCAGTAATTGTAATCTTGCCGGTGTCTGGTTCGTATGTACCAACGTTATCTTTAATGATAGCACCAGAAGACACTTCGAACAATTCAAGCTTAGTATCTTTCAGAGTATTTCTGATCTGGCAAACTTTACCATTTACAGTAAGATTTGTCGATGTCACTCTATAAACAGCATCATCTGTTTTTGCAATCTTAATAGGGAAAACAATTTCATGTGTTTCAGCAGTATTAAGAGTTGGCGTCCAATGTCTTTGTGCCTTAATTGTCATAGATGAGTTCAAAATTGCTGGACTCAAATCATCGATTCTAGCAGTCAAACTTGATCTACGGAAAATATCACCAAACTTGCTCAACTTAGTGGTAAAGAATTGTGCAATGTCTGTGTCAACTTTATTTTGCATAGTCTCGAGAGGATCACCAGTCAAATCTGGATCAAAGTTAAATGAAGTTGTAATCTCGAGGAATGTATCAATCGGATCTGTAAAGACAGTATCAATTGACATAATTGACAAAGTATCTGACAATGAAGTTTTGATTTCGTTCTTGACAGATGTTTGAGTTGCTGCAGTAATATTATCTTTGAACTTTAGTGCAACGTATACTTTACCGTAGTTAGCCGGAACGTTATCATTGCCACCCCATGCAGTAACATCTTCAATTGAAGATGAATAGCGTTGTAGAATGACTGCTTTATAATCTTCAGCAGTTACTAGGCGCTGCTGTGCAGCAAATGCAGTAGGTGCATTCAACTTAATACTTGCGACAGATTCTTTTTCATCGCCACCTGCAGAGTTTGCAACTTTAGTGACAGTCAAATCATATTCTACAGAGTTAATCGTTACTTTACCAGTTGCAGCAAATGTAGATGCACCATTAGCATCAGCACCTTTTGTGCTCAAATATGTTACAACGATTTTATTACCAGCGGAAGGAGACTTACCTAAAACGTTACCATCAGAGAACACCAATTCATAGTAACCATTAGGTGCTTCTCTTACGATAAACACGGTAGAGTCACTATTGATCCTGATTGATTTTTGAATATCAGTGTAAGTAGTAAAAGATGAAGATGTAACAGTATCAAATACAGAAACAGCGATCGTATTTGTATCGATTGTCACATCAGGAATAACATAAACTTGCTCGTCAGCTGTATCGCCTACAATAAAGGTTTTAGTTTTCTGTGTACCTTCTTTAATGACAATATTATCTGAACCACCAGTTGTTTTAAATACAAAGTTACCAGAACCATCGTTTGAAGCGGTATACTGTTCTGTCGTTTGGAAAGTAAACGATGTATCATCTACTGATGCAGTAAATTTAGTATTTTTTGGTAGAGTCGCTGTTGCTGTCGCAGTATCGGATGTAGCAGCTTTAATAGTTACAGTAGCGCTTGATCCAGTTTTACTACGCGGATAATATCCCAACGTTTCTGCATGAGATACAACAGAGCTTCTCAATTGTGCAGACGATAAGAATGATTCATTAAGAGTTAGGTTTGCAGTTAAACCATTGATATGCGTATTATAAGCCAACACATCAAGTAGGTTACTCAAACCAGATGCTTCAAAGTTATAATCAGAAAACTCTGACTTTGACTTTAGGTATGTGGTCAATGAACTCTTAATAGCATCAAAATCAAGAGCTGTTGATTTAATAGTGGTCATCTTAACCTCGTGAGTGACAGATTCAGTTGCTGAGTTTCTTCGACGTTGACAACTTGAAATCTAACCAAAACATCTACGCTGTATTCATCTGGCCGGTTCAATATTTGTACTTCTCTGACTCTAGCTCTTGGTTCGTAACGGGCAATCGTTGAGCCAATTACATCTTTTAATTCGAAATCATCCATATAATTCAAATCAAATAGAAAGCGATTTAGGTCTGCACCGTAATCATTTCTAAATGGTTTTTCACCAGCATTTGTCAATAAGATATTCTTTACTGCTTGCTTAACAGCCGCAGCATCTGTTTTCTTGTAAACGTCGCCGCTAGGTCTATTACTAAATGTCAAGTCGATATCCTGGTAGGACTTCTTTCTTGACGTAGTAATAGGACGTACGCTTAAATTACCGTCTTCTTGTGCAAATACTCTAGCCATGCTTCTATTTATACCCTTTAACTAGGCTTGGATGTGGTTGAAACTGCATCATCGTTGCCATCGATTTCGTCGATGGTATGAGTATGATTAACAAGTGAAATACCGTTTGCTTTAACGTCTCCACCTTCTGCGTTAAAGTTTAGTGTGCCAGTTACTGTAATATTTAAGTCGCCCTGTACGTACAAATTATCTGTACCGATTACACCCCTGAAACCATTCTTATGGCGTGTGACCATATCACCATTTGGATGCATCTCTATAAATGATCCACTTTTATGTAGGATCATGATGCGTTCTGCATCCTCTGTGTCATCAAATTCAATTACATGACCAGAATGTGTGATTCTTGCATTATTGTTAGGATATACAGCATTAAAAGGATCTGCAGGCTCTGATGCAATTGGATCTGTTTTAGTTGCTTTATAATCTAAATTATCTGTACCAGCAGCACGAGGTGGTGTGCTTTTGCCATTAGTACTATTTTCTTCATACTTTGGAATACTACCAATAATTAATGGTGACTGACTGTTTGCACCATCCATGAAGAAACCAAAGACACGTGCACCAGGCAACAATCCAGTAATAGAACTATTTCCACCAGTACCACCATCAGTTACTGGCAGAACAACTTGTGACCAAGGAAGATCTTCATCATCGATGTTATCGTGCACACCAAAGATCTTGACTTGCAGTCTACCAAGAGATAGCGGATCATTGTTAGTAACGACTTGACCAACAAACCACCTTAGATTGTCGCCATAAAAATTCATCGTTTGGCCATCCTACCCGTTTGTAGTCCAATATCGTAAACTTCACGCTTGAACATATGTCGTGCAGCAAGAATAAAATATGTACCAGACTTTGACTCATCAACCGGAGAATCTCCTGGTAAGATCTCGTCAGTGTTCCGAGGAAACTCTACGTTGATTAGATTACCGACAGTAGTTTGGCCGGTACCTTTCATAAAGTCAATACCATCAATAGTCATATTCAACGTTTGCATTGATGCAACGTCTTGCATAATTCTTGACGTTTGGTATAATTTATAATCTGCCTTATTGCGTCTTTCTTTATATCCTAAGTCGAACGTCTCTTTATCGTTAGTCGTTCTCCATGGATTAGTCCCACCTAAATAATGCTTTTCGTCAGTAGTTGATTCATGTAATAGATCACCATTATTTGCAAGTTGTGGTGCATAAATGAATCTATTGTTTTCTTGTGAGTTATATACGCCATCATTTGAAAATGGCAAAATCATATCTTTTACGATATTCCAATCATATGATTTATATTCTTCTTCTGACACATCAATAATATTGTACTTTGATCCAACTTGTGCAGCACTAATTAGATCATAAATGCTTTTACTTCCTTCAAAGGAATATACTTTAATTGATCTATTGACAGAAGTGCTCAATCCTCTGGCAGATTGTGCAGTAGATGCAGTATAAGGTAGCTTGTTGCCAACATTACTAGAAAGCATACTACCAAGATCTGATATTAATAGTTTATTAGAATATGGAGATGACCAAACAAACATTGGATAACCTTGTTCGGTCATAGCACCATCACGAATCCATTGAATAGCTTGTAATGGTGACATATTTGGCACTACTACAGAGAACGCATCACGATCGTTCCCGTTACCAACAATTTCTTTACCTAAATAATCATTTGCCAGCTTCTCAATTATTTCTGAAGCTTTCTTTTGCTTATAGACTTGATTAACATTCGTAACGTTAGAAATATAACCATGTTCTTCGATGCAATTAATTACAATTGTCTGTACTGCATCGTTACCTTTAATGCCTCGTGCACGGACTACTCTAAACTCGTTTGTGAATTCTAACGCATCTTCATGTTTCCTACTACGCAATGTAACAGAAATTTTTTCACCACCCAATAGATCCAATCTTTCGAGCAATCTATTATTATCAATTAGAACAATGTGTGCATGCAAAAAGGGTGTAGTAATGTGTTCATGCATCTCAATGTCTGTGACATTGTTTGCAAGATCAACTTCTACTCCATGTCTTTCAGACGTAAGTAGTACGCTAACAAATTCAAATGGCGTAGTGAAATTGTCGCCGCTCATGAACGAATAGCCTTTCTAAACGATGAGACTACTTCTTCGACTCTAGCTTTTTTAAGTACTCTGATTTGCCTTGCAGTATTATTATAATCGTTTAGGTTGTCTAACCATGTCACCGGAGTTTGTTGTGCACCAGGTCCAACTTCAGGATCAATATCAACAGGATGTTTACTTGCATCTTCATAATGGTGTGGTGTATTATATTGCTTATCGACAGATTGAATAACTACTGTTTCAATAACACCGTCACTATTAGTTGATTGAATGGTTTCACCATTAGTAAATGTACCAGTAACGTCTTTTAACCACAATTGACCTAAATCAAGATTGCGATGATCAATAGTTCCTGTTGCACCAGACGATTGACCAGTGATAGTTTGATTCAGCTTAAACTTATCAGTTAGTCTAGAACGCGTAATGATAATATCTTTATTATAGATTTTTCTTGCATGTTCATCCAATTTGCCAGGTGCCAATGGCCAACCAGATTCACGCAAAATAGGATTAACTAAAAAGAATGTCCAATAATAATCCTCAGTATCGTACAAGTTGTAAGAGACCTGATCTGGTCTTTCGCCTGGTCTAACATAATAGTCATCATATGCAGCAACATCGTCAATTAGCTGATCAACTACATCTGCATAAATTGAAATGTTTTGAAATACATCTAATGTAGTTTCATTACCAAACTTGTATGCAATCTGCGGGAATGGTTTAAAAAATGTCATTTTAGAATCCCGTTAATTTGTTAAATTTTCATTAAGTTGGTTTATAGCTGCGCGCGCATCGATATCAGCCAGCTGCCTTTCTCTAGCAGCTTCGGCTTCATTAGCAGCAGCTTCATTTGCCAGTACTTCTCTGCCTTGATACGAATGATATGATTCTTCGTCTTCAGAAATAATATCGTTTCTATCAAGTGCTCTGTATTCTTTAAATGACATTGAGATGTCAATTTCAACCGGTGAGCCATCAGGATGCAAAATTGGAGCTGACGGATTATAGTTTGTGTTAAATCCTGATAAGTAACAAAGCTTAATTGGTGTACCTACATTTTTAAAAGCACCATCTTGACCAGACAATAATCTAATTTGGAAAAGATCTGGGAATCTATAACCAACATCGATTCCGCCTGAAGTAATTGTTTCAGGATACATATGCTTTCTAAATAAGCGGATAATTTTCTTAATGGCTAACGATTCAGGTTGATTTGTAGGAATTAACTTAAAGCCAAAAGTAAAATCTCTAATTCCGACACCAGTAAACATTGTACGAAGATTAGGATTGGATCTTACTCTAGCAACACTAGCAACGCCTGCACTAACAGGCGAATTGAGACTTCTTAATGCTCTTGCAGCAGTAACTTCAGAAACTGTAGTTGCTTGTAGATTTCCTAATGCATCAACTGTAGCCTGGCCAGCTTCAGCCAAACCTGCTGTAATAGATCTAGTAAGACTACTTCCAGCTAACAATCTTTCTGTAGCTGCACCTATAATTCCTAGCTCTGTATCGCTATAGCCAATGCCGTCAGAAACTGAATATGATGCTGGTAAATATAGCTGGCATTTATCACCAGTAAAATATGGACTTACGCCTTGAACCTGTAGCCGATTAAGTTCATTGAGCGATTCATTTGCAGTAGCGCGCGCTTCTTCGCTAAATAAATTACCAACTGACTGAATAACGTCTGCCCCAGCGTCAACCAGCGACGCGGCGGCACCTTGTTCTTGCACGGTTTCTGCAAATTCTCCAACCGCTGCAGCGGCTGGATCAACAAAACCAAAGACTTTTACGTCAGTAACGTTCTGGCTTTGATCGTTTAAGATTCTAGGTGCTTTGAGTCTTACAACTTGGAACGATACAACTGATTGCTGAGTTACATCACTCTCAATCGGAAATCTAAGTCTCTGTGGTGTATATGCCGGCATTTGGTATCTCTAATAAATAATTAAAATCATTTAACAATATTTATAATGAAAAATGGCGTACTCAGGAAAATATAAAGTTCAAAATCCTCGTAAATATCAAGGCGATCCATCTAAAGTGGTCTATAGATCATTATGGGAAAAGTCGGTATTCATGTGGTGCGATTCAAATAGCAATGTCGTAAAGTGGTCTTCCGAAGAAGTCATTGTACCTTATTTGTATGATGTCGATAAGAAATATCATAGATATTTTCCTGACTTAAAAATTACCTATAAAGATGGCACAACTATTCTTGTAGAAATTAAACCAGGCAAAGAAACTGTTCCACCTAAACGACCAGACAAATCTAAACGTTACTTGAACGAGGCAATGACTTACGTC